TGTTTGTCACTAAAATGAGGAGATTTGCTAAAAAGTATTTTAATGACGATATTAGACGTTTAACTTATTGTATGAAAGATGTATATAATTGGAAAATTTATACTGATTTGTATGATAGCTTTACAAAGGTTGATTATACACAACTACATGAAACAGAGGACAATACTGCTGGAATAGAGGAAATTAGTTGTGCTGGTGGCGCATGTCTAATTTAACTATATTCTAGTGAGGTAATACCTTGAGAAAAAGAAAAAATCGCAATAATACCAATAAAAACTTTAGTGTTCTAGACAATAAAAAAGACGGATTTGAAAAACCTGAAGATATAATCGTAGGATTTAAAAACAGACTCAAACCGAGATCTGTTAATCAAAAGGAGTATATACGCACTGTAGCAGAAAACGTGATCACTTTTTGCCAAGGTGTTCCGGGGTCTGGTAAAGCTCTAACTCTAAATTCCAAATTATTCACTAAAAATGGCCCAATTACTATGGGTGAAGTAAAAATTGGAGATGAAATAGCTAATCCAGATGGTTCTTTTTCTAAAGTATCAGCTATTTATCCACAAGGAAAACGACAGGTTTTTAGGGTTTATTTTAGTAATGATACTTATGTTGATTGTTGTGAAGAACATTTGTGGGAGATAAAACACCACAGGAAAAAAAACAAAATTGTAGTAAACACAAAATACTTAATGAATAATTGTAGAGGACATGAGGATAAAAGAGTTTTATCAATAGAATGCACCAAGCCAGTTAATTTCGATAGAAAAACATATATAATAGACCCATACCTATTAGGTATTATAATTTCCGAAGGAAATTGCACAAATGGCAATGTAGTTTTTTCAACCTGTGAATCCGAAATACTAAGCAAGGTTGGCTCTTTGATTGATAATAATTATACTATCAAAACCAAGGAAAAATTAGATCATAGAATAGTCAAAAAACAAAGATCTTCTAAGAATAATATATATAAAGAAGAATTGAAAATTTTAGGGTTGTGGGGCAAATATTCTTATGAAAAACGCATTCCTGAAATATATAAATATGGTTCAATAGACCAAAGAATAGCATTATTGCAAGGATTAATGGATGGGGATGGGACTGTAACCAAAAAAGGCTCGGCATCATATTCTACTACTTCATATGGGTTAGCTCAAGATTTTTGCGAATTAGTCTACTCATTGGGAGGGACAACCAGAATAAGATCCAAACAAGGGTCTTTAAAAACAGATGGTGGCAGACATAGAACCAGCTATAGATGTCATATTTCTTTACCTAACGATATATCTATTTTCTTTTTAGATAGAAAAAAGAGAAAACAAACTCCCAGAACTAAATATTTTCCAAAATTATATGTAGATAGAGTTGAAAAACTTGGCTATAAAGAAATGCAATGCATAACAGTAGACCATAAAAACAGCTTATATTTAACAGATAATTATATTCCTACACACAACACGCATATAGCTGTTGGTATGGCATTAGAATATTTACTTGATCATAAAGTTAAAAAAGTAGTTATTACCAGACCTATTGTAGAAGCTGGAGAAAAATTAGGTTTTCTTCCAGGACCACAACCATTAGATGCTAAGGTATTAACCCCAAATGGCTGGAGTCTTATGGGAGATCTTAATGTCGGAGATGAAGTGATAAGCAGGGATGGGAAACCAACTAAAGTTATTGGTGTTTATCCAAAAGGTAAGAAAGATGTATATAAAATTACTACAACAGACGGCAGATCTACAGAATGTTGCTTAGATCATTTGTGGTATACTAGCACAGCAGAAGAACAAAAAAGAGGGAAAAATGGACAAGTAAGATCAACAAAAGAGATTTTAGAAACCCTAAGAAATAATAAGGGAAAAATAAATCATTTTCTGCCGTTCAGCGAACCAGCACAGCTAAATAAACAACAGCTTCCAATACATCCCTATATATTAGGTGTTTTATTAGGAGACGGATCTTTTGGTAATTATATAGGTTTTGCTTCAAATGATCAAGACCTGGTAGACAAAATGAATCTAGAATTGAATAAAACAGGATATATGGTTTCTAAACAAGGTAATAGAATAGCTTATAATATTAAAGATGAGATATCTAAACTCGGGCTATTATATAAAAAAGCTTGGGAAAAATTTATTCCAGACATATACAAATATTCAAATATAGAAGATAGAATAGAAATATTAAGAGGATTAATGGACACAGATGGCACCATAAGAGAAAAAATAGGAGAGTCGTCATTCTGTACAACTTCTAAAAGACTAGCTTTAGATGTAATAGAACTGGTTAGGTCTTTGGGCGGGAGTGCCAATCTAAGAACTAGAGATAGAATTGGTAAAACATCTATCAGACCAGAAAATCAAAAAAAAATAACAGCAAGAAGAGTGTCTTATGAGTTCACAATTAGACTACCTAACGGAATAAACCCATTTTATTTACCAAGAAAATCAGAAAGAATAATAAATGGTACTAGTAGACGTAAAATTGGTATAGACAAAATAGAAAAAATATGCCAAAAAGAAGTACAATGTATTAAAGTAAATAATCCAGAGCATCTTTATATAACAGATGATTTTATTGTAACCCATAATACAGCCGAAGAAAAATTACATCCTTATCTTTTACCTCTTTTTGATGAAATTAATTATTTTCTATCTGATCGACATCGAGGAAAATTACAAAATACTCATCAAATAGAAATAGTGCCGCTTGGACTTATGAGAGGTAGAAGTTTTCATAATGCCTTTATAATAGCAGATGAATGTCAAAATGCTTCTTACGATCAATTAAAAATGCTCTTGACACGCATAGGCATTGACAGTAAAATGGTATTAACAGGAGACTTAGATCAATCAGACCTTCAAATGTATCAAAAAGAAGGTTTTAGAGATATTATTCAAAGACTACAACAGGTTAAAGGTATAGGTTTTTCTGAATTAGAAATTTCTGATATTGTTAGAAATCCAATAATAGCAGATATAGTTAATAGGTTATGAAATACCATAATGATTGTTTAGTATTAAATGCGGACTATTCTCCGATTGGCATTATCGATTGGAGAAAGTCCATGGTTTGGTCATTTAGATATAATCACTCTAATTATTTTGGAATTGAAATTATAGAATATTACAAAAATGATCATGTTATTGGAGTTAATCAAAAACTAAATATACCTGCAGTAATTAAAACTACAAAATATTTTAAAGTTCATAATCAATCTGTTAATTTTTCTAGAAAAAATTTATTTACTAGAGATGATTTTACTTGCCAATATTGTGGTCAAAAACCACCGATCAACCAGTTAACATACGATCACGTTATACCAAAATCTAAATGGCCACATAAGAACAAAACAGCCACGACATGGACTAACATAGTCACTGCATGTTTTAAATGTAATTGTAGGAAGGGAAACAAAACTTTACAGCAGGCAAATATGCAATTGAAAAACAAGCCCGTCATACCACAAAAAACCAAAAAATACTTGCATGTTACATACTATCTGTCTACTATAAGGAAAGACATGCCAGATGAATGGAAACTGTATATCGCAGAGAAGATCGATTAATGCCAAATTATACATATTATTGCGACAAATGCGATAAGTCTTTTGAAATTTTCTTTTATATCAGAGACTATAAAGATAGGGTAAAATGCAAAGAATGCAAAAATAGCTGTTCTAGATTTTACCAAGAAGATATATTAACAATCAGTGGTTCAGTTAAAAAAAGCGATTGTGAACTAAAAACGCTCGGAGATTTAGCAAACAGAAACAGAGATAAGATGAGTCAGGATGAGAGAAATGCTCTGGATCAAAAACATAACGCATATAAAGATCAAGAATCAAATAAAGAATTGCCAGCGGGCATGTCTAGAATCAAAAAAACAAAAAATAAAACAAGGTGGAGATAACCATGGATTTTTACCAACCCAATAGTATTTATAAAAATAGCGATCCTGTAGAAGACGATTTATTAAAATCAGAACTATTCACGGTAGCTGGAGAAGAAAACATCACATTAAATAACATGCCTATGAGAACAAAAGAAGACAATAAGGTTTATGCAAAAAAAATACAAAAAAAAGACGGTAGTTTTAAGTATATGATCAAAACTTCTAAAGATGGCAAATTTTTTAATCCTGTTTCTATATACGGTGAAGAAAAGCCTAATACGTTTTTAGACAATGTTTGTAAATCTAACGATAAGTTTCGCTCTGTTAGTGAGAAAACTTTTCAATGGTACTTAAAATTTTTATCCACAAAAAAAGAAAACTGGCTGATTCATGCAGAAAGAGAGGCCGAATAATGGCTAGAATAAATAAAATACAAAAATATGCAGCACTATGGTTAAATAGTAATGGATTTAATATTGAGGAAATTTCTAAAGAATTAAAGCTATCAGATAGTCAAATTAAAAACGCAATAAAAGAACAGAAAACAGAAACCACCACACCGAATAACGAACAAAATTCATCAACAAAAAATATGATGATAACAAAAAGTGAAGGAGGCAAGTATAACGTAGCAGTTATGACCAAAGCAGCTTCTGAAGTTAATGATGAAAAATCAAAAAAATATAGACAAAACAGCAACCCAAAAAACAATAATAATATCTTTAAACCTTTAGGATAGTCATGTTTAATAAAGAAGACCTAACAAAAGAAGAACAATTATTATTAGATAAAATTGTTGGTAAAATGGATAAGTCTTTGGATGACATTAAAAAAGAAAATCTAGATAAAATGGTTAAAGATCTAGAGGATCCAAATTATTTTAATCAACCCAAAGAAGTAAAACACGTAACTGAGTATCAAAGAGAAATCTTGATAAAAATTAATGCAGAAATTTCTACTAATAATGATGCTAATCAATTGTTGGAGATAGACAATATAGTAGAAAATTATTACCATATACCTGTTCCATCGGGCGTTGACTACACAAACAAAATTGAAGAATTTTTAACAATATTTGACACAGAAATTGAAAATTGTGCAATTAAGATTAACAAAAATAATGAGCAAAAATAAATATTTATCTAAATATTCAAATGATAAGGAAGTTTCATCTGCTCAATATATAACGGAACTTATTTGTGAGAGAAAAGCTTTAAGAGATAAAAAAGATTTACATTATCGTTTTTGGCTTTCAAAAGAATGGGAAAGATTCTTTAAAAATCAAATAGGTAGCGCACACAAACTATTAAAATCTTACTCTGATAAAGCTATTATAAATGCTTTATTGACAGTTCCTGGCAAGAAAATATATTCGTTGCGGGCTCCCCACCTGCCGTCTATAATAGAGCAAGAACAAAAAAAGCTAGAGTCCCAAAACAATCTGTTCACAAAAAGTGTCGAAAGAAAAGACTCAATTACCTACAATAAATCTCGTAATACAAAAAATATTCTATCAAAACTCAAGGATTTAGAATAATGGCATTAAAAGAAGACGTAAAGAAAAAATTTGGCGACGACATCATCAGATCTGCTACATCTGTTGTAGATAAAGAATCAATCACAATTCCAGTAAGTCCCGCCTTGGATATTGTATTAAATGGAGGTATACCAGAAGGTAGTTTTGTTGTTTTTACTGGCCAGCCAAAATGTGGTAAAGATTTATATATACATGAAAAAGTATATACTATTAATGGACCTAATACCATAGGTAAAATTAAAATTGGTGATATATTATGCCATCCTGGTGGAAAAACTTCCAATGTAATAGGAGTATACCCGCAAGGTAAAAAAGATATTTATGAAGTAAAGTTTAATGATGGATCGATATCTCGTTGCGGTTTAGAACATAATTGGACAGTTTCAAAAAATAATAGAAAAACTAATTATGTAACCATGACATTAGAAGAAATATTAAAAGAAGGCTTGAGATATAGTGATAGATGGAAGTGGAAAATACCTTTAACTAAACCTGTTTATTTTAAACAGAAAAAGAAACTAATAATAGATTCTTATATTCTTGGATGTTTAATTGGAGACGGCTCTTTTGTTAAAGGAACCCCTTCTTTAGCTAGCATTGATGAATTTATTATCAACAAATTTAAAGAATTTTGTAAAGCTAGGGGATTATCCCTTAAAAGTCGTTCGCGTGTAGAACACATTATTAGTGGAAAAATAGATTCTGACACGTTGGTTAAAAACACATTAACTAGAGATCTTAGAAAATTAAACCTATACGGTCATAATGGTCATCAAAAATTCATACCCAAGTGCTACAAATATGCTTCCCTAAATAATAGATGGAAATTAATACGTGGATTAATGGATACTGATGGAAATAACGACAATGGATTAAGAGCTGAGTATACCACAGTATCAAAACAATTAAGTCTTGATGTTCAAGAAGTGTTAGAAAGCTTAGGATACACCTGTAGAATTAAACACAGATTTACTGGATATCAAGGCAAGGAGGGCAAAAAATTTCCATCATATAGACTATACATTCATGGTAATGATATTGATAAATTATTCAGTTTACCAAGAAAGAAAAGCGGAAACAAAAGAACCAAACCCGATCTTTGTAGAACAATAGTTGGGGTCAAAAAAGTCAAACCAGAAGAATCTGTTTGTATAGAAGTTGATAGTCCAGATGGTTTATATCTTACAAATAATTTCATCGTAACACACAATACAACCACTTCATTAGACTTCTCCGCAACTGCACAAAAACCAGAATATCAAGGCGATCTGAAAGAACCTAGACGAGTGTATTATCTAAACATAGAAGGTAGACTGAAAAAGAGAGACTTAGAAGGTATACCGGGTTTAGATTTGGATCGTTTTGACGTAATAGGATCTCAGCAAGGTAAAATATTACATGCAGAAGAATATTTACAAATAGCTGAGAGAATAATTAACGAAGAACCAGGATCAATATTGATTATTGACTCATATTCTGCTTTATGTACCGAGGCCGAAATTACAAGTGATATGGATAAAATGCAAAGAGCAGATGGAGCTAAACTACTAGCTAAATTTTGCAGAAAAGTTGCTAATGTTATTCCCGTAAATAGAAATATAGTTATTGGTATCACTCACCTTATGGGTAATCCTGGATACGGAAATGTAGAATGGAAGGAAAAAAGTGGACAAGCTATTGCCTATCAAACCGATGTTAAATTAAGAGCAAAAATGTTCAAAGCATGGCATAGTGGCTCTGATGGTCCACAAATAGGACAAGAGGTAGATTGGTCAGTGTTATGTTCAGCATTGGGTCCTCCAGGAGGGAATATTAAAAGTTTCATAAGATATGGTGAAGGTATTGATAAATCTATGGAGCTAGTTACTTTGTGTATAGATTTTGGTATTATATCTAAGGGTGGATCATGGTATACATTATCCTCATTAGAAGACAAGCCTAAATTTCAGGGAACAGAAAAATTAAGACAATTCGTTGTTGACAACCCAGATGTTTATGATAAACTTATGGTAGAGCTTCGTGAAACAATGGGTATCTCATGCAAGTCAAAGACCTAGAAGGAAATTCTCATCATTGGAAATTAATTGGAGGCATATCTCATGGCTCTCAAACAGACAAGTCTTCTTTTCATTTAAAGGCAAGAAATTTAATTAAAGAATGTTTTCCTACTCTGCAAATATTAGAAGAAATATCCATACCATTAAGAAGTAGAGAAAAATTGATTTTGGACTTTTATTTGCCGTTAACAAAAAAATGCATAGAAATACACGGAGAACAGCATTACAAATATAGTAGATTTTTCCATAAAGATAAGCTAGGTTTTTTGAGACATAAAAAAAGAGACAAAGAAAAAAAAGAATGGTGCGAACTAAACGGTATTCAGTATATAGAGCTACCATTTAATGAAGATATAGACAAATGGAAAGAAAGACTATTGAATGAGTAAAACAACAAAAGAAGAATTAGAAACTTGGGACAATCTTTTAGATGAATATGAGCATAAGATTGGTCTACCTAAATATATTGAAGAAATATTGCCAGAGCAAGAATTACAAACATATCTAACAATGAATAGAGATGTACTAGAAAAAACTACTCCAGAAGATTGTGGTCAAATAGCTTATCGACTTGCTCAATTTAGTTTTCATATACAAAGAACACTAAACAGAGAATTAGCTAGACACAATTGGGCAGAAGAGACTATCAAAGAAGTTATAGCGGATGATATTAATAATTATAAGGGATATGGATACATAGAAAAGTCCTCACAAGCAATTAAACATAACGATAGGGCTAACAAATTAAGCAAAATAAAAAAATATGCTAAACAAAGATCTGATAGGCTTACATATTTAGCTACTTCTATTAAAAATTTATCAGATATTCTTATTTCTATTCAAAGATCGAAAGGTTTACGCAATGGATGATATGAGCCCGGAACAAATCAAAAAGATGATAGATATGCTTAAAAGCATGCTTCCAGAAGAAGAAAATGAAACTAAAGAAGATAAGTCCAAAAACCCGATTAAAACTATAGATCGTAGACCCAAACCTTCAAACATTAACAAATTTGACCAAATGATGGAAGCTAGTTTGCATAAGTCAGACATAGAAATAGATAAAAAATTAGCCAGATATGCTCCAACTCCAAGATTAAGAAAATTTAGCTTGATTAAAGTAAAGTGTAGAGTGTGCGGAAAACAAGAAGAAATTAATCCTTCTTTACTTGCTGATAGTGCAGAAAGATACAAATGCAATAATTGTTCAAGGAGTGCGGGATGATACTTTGTGATACTTCTGCTGAAAGGGCAGTTTTGGCCGGCATTTGTAAATATGGAGAAGACGCATATTTGGATGTGGCTGATATTATACAAGAAAGTTCATTTACTGTAGATAGCAATAAGATTATTTATCAGTGCATTAAAAACATTTTTGATACAGACCATAAGGTTAATATTGATGTTGCATTAATATTTTCTTCAGCCGAAGCACTTGGTCTTTCACATTTTTTTTCTAAAAAAGAAGAAGTGCAGCACCTGAAAGCCATATTAGATTTTCCTGTTAATTTAAGCAATGTTAGAAAATTCGCCACAAAAATTCGCAAATTAGAGATAGCAAGACTATTAAGAAAACAGCTTGAAGTAGCTCAGGATAAAATATTAGATGTTACGGGCAATGAATCTATAGGTTCAATATTGGGAATCGCTGAAGAAAGCATATTTGACTTCTCTAACCTGCTTAATGATGTAGATAACAATCCTGTTTCTATCGGGGACGATATTGATAAATATATAGATGATCTAGTAAACAATAAGGTTGACCAAGTGGGTATTCCTACCGGATTCCCTGTTTATGATCAAGCAATAGGTGGCGGACTAAGAAGAAGCACAGTTAATGTTATTGCTGCAAGACCAAAAGTAGGTAAAACGCTACTTTCTGATAATATGGGTTTTTATATTGCTAATAAAATGAAAATCCCTGTTTTAAACATGGATACAGAAATGACAAAAGAAGATCATTTAAATCGTGTCTTGGCCATGATGACAGAAATAGAAATAAACAATATTGAAACCGGTAAATTTGCAGAAACACCCAATCAAGCACATAAAATTAAAGAAGCTGCTTTAGACCTTAAACAAACTAAATTATATTACAAATCTATAGCAGGCAAATCTTTTGAAGACCAATTGTCTATTATGAGAAGATGGTTGCTGAAAGAAGTAGGTTTAAATGATGATGGTACGGCCAAAGATTGCGTGATATTTTATGATTATTTAAAATTGATGGATACTCAAGGTATGAGTCAAGATCTTAAAGAATATCAAGTTTTAGGCTTTATGATGACTCAATTACATAATTTTGCCACCAAATACAAAGTTCCTATAGTTTCATTTGTTCAGCTAAACAGAGATGGGATCAACAAAGAAAGCACAGATACCGCAAGCGGTTCTGATAGAATTATATGGTTGTGTAGTAATTTCAGTATCTTTAAAAGAAAAACCCCAGAAGAAATAGCTGAAGACGGAACAGGAAACGGCAATAGAAAATTAGTGCCTCTTATTAGTAGACACGGAGGAGGTCTAGATGACAACGATTATATTAATTGCCACATGAAGGGCTGGTGTGCAAAAATTACTGAAGGTAAAACTAGATTAGAGTTAATTAACAACACAAATAATAATGATGACGGTTTTATTGTAGAGGACAACAATGCTAATGACCAAGAAATCCCATTTGAATGATCAAGCAAAATTAAAAGTTTTGTGCGATGACATTTGTGATAATATAGATTTGATATTAGAACATTTTGCACTAGAATATAAAGATCAGGGTAAAATGATATCTATGTGCTGCCCAGTACACGGAGGAGATAATCCAAGCGCTCTTAATCTTTATGTTGAAGGAGATAATTATAGGGGTAACTGGAAATGCAGAACACACCAATGTGAAAAAACTTTTAAAGGATCAGCCATAGGTTTCGTTAGAGGTATATTATCTAACAAACAGCACGACTGGACAGAAGAAGGAGACAAAACTTGCACCTTTAAAGAGACAATAGATTTTATTACCGCTTTCTTAAAAAAAGACTTGAAAGATATCAAGATATCAAAAATATCAAGAAATAAAAACAAATTTAGTGCAGCAATTAATCATATCAAAAACAATATTAGTGTTGACAAATCCAATACCTTAAAAAGAGAAAATATAAGATCCCTTTTGGACATACCTGCTCAATATTATTTAGACAGAGGTTACGATAAAGATATAATAGACAAATACGATATCGGATTATGCTCAAATCCACAAAAAGAAATGTGTAATAGGGTTGTTGTTCCAATTTATGATCAAGAATATGAAAGAATGATAGGATGTAGCGGAAGAAGTGTATTTGAAAAATGTGAAAAATGTTCATGTTTTCATAATCCAAACGAATCCTGCCCAGAAGAACACAAAAAATATCTATATTCTAAATGGAAACACAGTTCAAGTTTTAAAAGCCAGAATTGCCTATATAACTTTTGGTTTGCAAAACAACACATACAAGAAACTGGAATAGCTATTATTGTAGAAAGTCCTGGTAATGTATGGAGATTAGAAGAAAATAACATTCACAATAGTGTTGCAGTATTTGGATCTCACTTAAGCGACAGACAAAAAATATTACTAGATGCTTCTGGAGCAATGAATCTTATATTGTTAATGGATAATGATGAAGCAGGTAAAAAAGCTACGTTAAATATTATTGACAAATGTAAAAATACTTATCGCATACATGTGCCGTCTATTTCTAAACTAGATGTTGGAGAAATGACACCAGAAGAAATAAATACAGAAATTAAGGAATTTATTAAGAGGGTTTTATGATTATCGCTTTCGCCGGAAGAAAACAGTCTGGTAAAACTAGTGCCTGTGAATTTGTGCAAAATATTGTTTCAGGAAATAATCTAGGTAGTTGTGAGATATATAATTTTGCGGACCCTTTAAAAACTATATGCATGGATATATTAGGTTTAACATACGATCAATGTTATGGAAATGACAACAATAAAAATGAGATAGTCAACTGTGTTTGGCCAGATAAGCCATATAAATACATGACAGCTAGAGAAGTGATGCAATATGTTGGTACAGATATTTTCAGGAAAATACAAAAAAATGTATGGTCAGAAGCTATTATCAGAAAAATACAAAAAGAAAACAAAAAAATAGCACTAATAGCAGATTGTCGTTTTCCTAATGAGGTAGAGGCTGTTAAAAAAGCTGGTGGTTTGGTACTTAAACTTAAAAGAAACCTGTATAACTCTACGCACGAGAGCGAGAAGGCCCTAGACGAAGACAGATATGATTCATCTAACTTTGATTTGGTTATTGACAATTCAGACATGGAAATTGGCAGAAAAAACCAGATAATATACGATTTCCTTATAACCAAGAAGGTGCTATCATTATAGTCACATATATCAGAAGTAGTTCTTATGGTACACACAATATGTGTCCTATGCAATACATGTTTCAGTATGTATTAGGACATAAAACACCCTCCAATCTTAAAGCAGACAAGGGGACTATATGTCACAAAGTATTTGAGATACTTGCTTTTATCAAACTTAATCAGCAAAATAATAATAGATATTTTGAGGATGATATTATAGGACCAGTAGATATTTCAGACTATAATTTAAATACCATTATAGAACAAGTATATAATTACTATACTTCTCAATTTGCCCACCATCAATGGACTCCTAAAGATTTTAAAGATTGTAATAAGTGGGTATACAAGGCTTTAGAATATGCTGATGGAATGTTTGATCCACGAAAAAGAGACATAGTTGAACCAGAACAGCATTTTGATATCGAAATTAAAAAAGATTGGGCAAAATATGATTATCAAATAAAAAATGATAGACTCAAAGGAAATCTCGCCATCAAAGGAACAATAGATCTTATAACAAAAGTTAATGAAGATACCTTAGAAGTTATAGACTATAAAACAGGAAGAAGATTAGACTGGGCTACTGGACAAGAAAAAACCTTAAATAAGCTACATAAAGATCCCCAATTAATGTTATACTATTATGCAATATGTCAACTATATCCTGATATTAATCATATTATTATGTCTATATATTTTATTAATGATGGCGGCATGTTCTCTATATGCTTAGATAAATCCCAGCTTTTTCAAATAGAGATGATGATCAAAAATAAATATGAAAAAATAAAGAATACAATCAAACCAGAATTAAATAAAAGTTGGAAATGTAAAAAGTTGTGTCATTTTGGTAAAAACACTTTTGAAAATACACTATATACCCCTATGATAGAATATAGAGAAAACAAAATTACACCCATTGGTCAATGCATGACACAGTGTGAACAAATCAATCACGAAATTGATCTTAAGGGAATAAACGAGGTAGTTGACGAATATCAAAGGCCAGGTTATAGTATAGGGCAGTACAAAGCTCCTGGAAGCGCAGAATAAAATTATCTTTAAAAAATTCAAAATAAGGAGAATATAAGATGGGCGTAGAGCGACATTATGTGCCGCTTCATGTCCATTCTTAAGTGAGTCTATGTATTCACTTTTGGATGGTCTTAGTAAACCGATACAGATTGCAGAAAGATGTCAAGAAATAGGAGCCAAATCATGTGCTTTAACAGATCACGGCAATATTTCTGGTGCGATTAAATTTTATGGCCAGATGAAAAAATCTGGAATCAAACCTATTCTTGGTTGTGAGCTATATATATGCGAACAAAACGCAAGCATACAAGAAAAGGATAATAGGTCTTTAACTCACTTTCTTGTTTTGGCTAAAAATTATGACGGATGGAAAAATCTTATAAAAATTGTTTCAGAATCTAATCGACCAGACTATTACTATCATAAACCCAGATTAGACTTAAACTCTTTAGCTGAACTGATCGACGGGAACTTGATAGGAATTTGTGGGCATCTTGGGTCAACTATTGCCTCTAAATTAGTAGAAAATGACTCTATAATTTCTGATTGGAAAAATGTTGGTATAAACCTTATAGGAAAATTTAAAGACATTTTTGGTAAAGATAACTTTTTCTTAGAATCCCAGTTAATGGATAAAGACAATTTAGAAATACAATCCCCACTAACAGACTGTATAAGAGAATTATCTAAAATTACTAATACTAAAATAGTTTGCACTCCAGATGCTCATTATTGCAGAAAAAGCGATGCTGTTGATCAAAGAGTGCTTTTGTGTAATAATCTAAAAACGACTTTTCCTGATATTAATCGTAAATTAAATAATAACGAAGAAATAGGTATGGGGGCGTTTTTTAATTCTGATAATTTTCATATATTATCTCAAGAAGAAATGCAAAATTTACACACAGAGGAAGAAATAGAAAATACTAATTTAGTTGATAGTATGTGCGAAGAATATGAAATACTAAGTCCACCAAATTTACCTCCATTCGCTTGTCCAGAAGGTTATAATGACGTAGAATACTTGAGACAATTATGTAGAAACGGATGGAGAGACAAAATAGCCGACATTATACCAGAAGATCAGCATCATGTTTATGTAGAGAGAATCAAAAAAGAATTAGACATATTGCAGGGGGCTAATTTATCTAGTTATTTTCTTATTGTGCAAGATATAGTTGAATATGTTAGAAAAAATAATTGGATGCCTTCTCCGGGAAGAGGAAGTGCTGCTGGTTGTTTGGTGTCTTATTTAATAGGCATAACAGATATCGATCCGATAAAATACGATCTATTATTTGAAAGATTTTTTAATGCGGCAAGAGCGTCGTCTATGCCTGATATAGATGTTGATGTACCGATTAACAAAAGAGAAGATATTATCCAATATATTAGAGATACTTATGGTTCAGACAAAGTCTCACAAATGATTACTTTTAATACCATTAAGGGAAGAGGGGCCTTAAAGGATGTATTAAGAGTATATGGAAATATTTCTTTTGAAGAAATGAACAGAATAACTAAAAACATACCAGAAGAATCGAAAATAGCCGACGAACTTCAAATTATGAAAGAAGAAACCGGTGAAGCTTCTATTATTAGGTGGGCATTAGAAAATGAATCTGAAAAACTTAAAGAATGGTGTTTTTTAGATAAACAAGGAGAATTACAAGGACCACTTGCAAAAAGATTTGAGCAGGCTATAAGATTAGAGGGAGTTAAGTCCAATCAGTCTAAACATGCTGCTGGTATAGCTATTAGTTCAGAATCACTAAAAAATATTTGTCCGATGGTTTATGATTCCAAAAACAAGCAAACAATAGCGGGAATGGAAATGCAAGACTTGGAATCTATTGGTATTATTAAATTTGATATCTTGGGAATAGCATACCTGGATAAAATTATGACAATAAAAGACCTATTAAAAAAAGGAGAATAAAATGCCAAGATTTGTTGATGTATCAGTAGGAACAAAATTTATTCATGAAGGTTCTGAATATTTAAAGATTAAAGATGAAAGAATCAATTGCTGTAAAGTTCTAAACGCAGTATCGGCAACAGATAAGACTAAAAAAATTATGATTGTACCTATTACAGAAGTTGAAGTATTAGAAAATAATGATTAATTACAATAAAATTTGTGTATTTGATTTTGAAACAGATGGGGTGAACCCTAAAGTTTGTAGTCCGGTTCAATTGGCTGCTGTAATTTTAGATCCTATTAAATTAGAAGTTATACCAGATTCAGAGTTTAATATAACATTTAAACCAGAAACTCTTGAAAAAGATCCAGATTACGAATATACTACAGATGTGGTGGATTTTCATGCCAAGGTGTCAGGTTGCTCTAAAGCTGACATTATGGAAAAATGGAAAAACAATCCTGAACAACAACATTCGTGGAAAATGTTCGTAGATTATTTATCAAAATATCATAGTAGATCATCAAAAAAGAGTCAATTTTCAGCACCTATAGCTGCTGGCTATAATATTTACAGATTTGATTTACCTATTATTGATAGATTAAGTATAAAATATGGGAATACCAACAAAGAAGGCAAAACTGATTTATTTTATCCTAGAGATGTTGTAGATATTATGAATTTAGTTTTTTATTGGTTCGAACAAAATAGTGAATTAAAAAGCTACACATTAGATTCTCTTAGAGATTATTTTGGTATTTCTAAAGATGGAGCACACGATGCGTTGAAAGATATTAGAGATAGCGCTCAAATATTGATAAGATTTATGAAATTACACAGAAGATTGGCAAGCAACATAAAGTTTAAGGGATCGTTTAGTTTATGAGTAAATTTGAATATTCTTGCGGATGCTCTTTTGATTTGTTGGATGATAAGTCATTGTCCATAGATTTTGACCCGGTTAAAAATCCCATAAGCCTAGAATGCAAAAAAACTTGGGATCTAATATCTGATGGAAATACAAAAGGCTGTTTCCAGTTAGAATCTAGATTGGGAAAATCTGTTGCTAAAAAACTAAAACCTGAAAATATAGAACAATTAGCAGCATTAATTTCTATTCTAAGGCCAGGATGCTTAGAGTCTGTAAGAGACGGTAAGACTGTAACAAATCATTATATAGATAAAAAAAACGGACAAGAATCCATAGACTACTATCATATCGCATTAGAAGATTCATTAAAAAGTACATATGGCGAAATGATATATCAAGAACAAGCAATGGCTATAGCAACAAAAATTGCTGGATTCGACCTTCAAGAAGCTGACAATTTGAGAAAAGCTATTGGTAAAAAAAAGCCAGAAGAAATGGCCAAGCTTAAAAAAAAGTTTATTAAAGGGGCTAAAAAACTCAAAATTGTTAATGATAGTGAAGCCGAAGAAATATTTAGTTGGATCGAAAAGAGCCAACGCTACGGCTTTAATAAGTCTATTTTAGAGGACACAATAGTCATAACAGAATCCGGAAAAAAGACCATAAAAGAACTTAAAATAGGAGATAAAATTCTTGCTCCAGTATTAGATAATAAAAATATATATAGTGATCAATATGTTGAAGTTATAAATAAATATGATCATGGAGAACAAGAGGTATATAAGATAACTCTAGATAATGGAAATAGTATAACATGTACAATGGAGCACAAGTTTTTATGTTCTGATAATCAAGTTCATCCGCTATCAGAAATTTTGTTAAATAATTTAGATATTATGTGCATATCATAATTATGGTATTTAATAAACTATTGACAGTGTAATTTATGTTAATTAGTAAACAAGAATTATATGACCTATATGTAGTACAAAATTTGGGATCAAAGAAAATATCAAAAATTAAAAATATTGGCAGAACAACAAATTAATAAGACTAGGAATAGATAACAATAAAACTTTTAACCTTAAGCTGCCTAATATGCCTAAAAAATATACTAGTCACTTTATAAGAGGATATTTTGACGGAGACGGCTCCATATGGAAAACGAATTTTTATAAAGGAGGCAAAGATTATTATTATGCAAATATTATTTCTGCCTCAAAACAAATTCTTGATGACATATATAATTATTTAGGCTTTGGTATAGTCAGAAAAATTAAAGGCAAATACTATGAAATTAAATTTTGTCAAACAGATTGTATAAAACTATTTAATATAATCTATAAAGATGCAACGTTTAAATTAGAAAGAAAATATAATAAATTTTTACAGATTAATTCTGATTATAAATTCTGGACAAAAGAAGAAGATAATATAATTCTACAACATATTAATGATAGAAATACCAAGGATCTTATCCCCAGGTTGCCAAACAGGAATTTATCAACAATACAAGCAAGAAAAAACCATTTGAGGAAAATTATCAATGATAGCTAGAAAAATTATAGGTATTGAAAAAATTGGAATTAGACCAACCAAAGATATTGAAGTCAAAAGCGCAGGTCATTTATTTTATGGAAATAATATAGCAACATCCAATTCTCATGCAGTATCATATGCCATGAACGCATATCTCTCAGCATACGCCAAAGCACATTTTCCAAAAATATTTTTTGCTTCCTACCTCAGATTTGCAAAAGATAAAATAGACCCTAAAGCCGAGATAAAAGCATTAATACAAAACGCCAACCAGATGGATATTGTTGTAAATGTTCCCGACCTCAGAAATCTTAATGAGTTTTTTATAATGAAAAACAAAAAGATTTACTTTGGCCTAACTGATATTAAGGGTTTTGGCAATTCGGTATTTAATAAGCTGCTCAAATTGGTTGATGAAAAAAAAATCGATTTTGATCAAATCTCTTGGCCTAAACTATTATTTGAAGCTATTAATAATATCAACATTACCGCAGCCAAATCTCTTATTAAAAGCGGAGCATTGGATTTTATCAAAAAAACTAGAACTTCAATGCTTTTTGAGCAAAGTCTAGTCAATGAATTAACAAAAAAAGAGTGTGAATTTATAATTACAAATATAGATAAAAAGAAAAATCTTAATGAATGTTTGTCAGATCTTTTGATGAATCATAAGCTAACATCTAAAAGGAAAACTTTAATTTCAGGGTTGATATCCTCTTTAAAAAATCCTCCGTACTCTATGCAAGATAGTGCAGAATGGATATCTGATACAGAAGACGAGACGCTGGGCTGCAACATAACTTGTTCTAAGGTAGACATGTATGATATCAGTATGACAAATTGTAATTGTAAAGATTTTCATAATACTTTAATGTCTGATAATATTATTGTATGTGGAGAAATATCTACTCTAAGTGTTACTAAAACCAAAACCGGTAAAAATCCTGGATCAGAAATGGCATTCGTGTCTTTATCTGATAGTTTTGGTTGTATAGATAGTGTTATTTTCTTTCCTGAAGCATATAAGGAACACAGAAATATATTATTTGACAATAATGTTATTATCATTAAGGGTAAAAAAAGTAATAAGGGAGATGCTTTTATAGTTGAAAAAGCTTTTATTCCCAAAACTTGACATAGACCACGGTTGATGTATAATATGGTATCGTTTGGTTTTTTGAAAACTAGGAGTTAAAAATGAATATTAATATTCTCAGAGGAAATCTTGCTCGTGATCCCGAAGTACGTTCTGTAAATACTAACGGGAAGCAAACGGCTGTTGTTAATTTTACTATTGCTGTTTCCCGCGAATACACCAAGGCAAACGGTGAACGAGATAAGATTACAACTTTTGTTCCTTGCGAAGCATGGGATACCGGAGCTGAAATTATAGGAGAGTCCTTCAAGAAGGGCGATCTAGTTATGGTAGAAGGCTCGCTCAGAAATGATTCTTGGGAAAAAGATGGAGTTAAGCATAATACCCTAAAGGTCAGAGTGAATAATTTTTCTAAAATTACAAAGCTTTCTAGACAGAATAGAGAACAAGAAAAAGTTGCTTTCTAATATATAAACATTGTGGTGTGTCGAGGGGGCTGAAAAGCCCCCTTCTTTTACTTTCAGTACGATAAAAAAATAAAATAATAATGGAACAAAACAAAAAATTAAAAGTTTTAATGGTATCTGAGGCTAGTTTTTTAAGTTCCGGTTTTGGTACTTATGCAAAAGAAATTCTCAAAAGGCTACACGCCACAGAAAAATATGAAATAGCGGAATTTGCTTGTTACGGAAAAGTCAATGATCCTAAAGACAAAGATATACATTGGAGATACTATGCTAATGCTGTTGATAATGATGATCCAAGACATGCTGAATATAATAAAACTATAGAAAATCAGTTTGGTAGATGGAGATTTGAGAGGGTATTATTAGATTTTAAGCCTGACGTAATTTTTGACGTTCGTGATTATTGGATGAACTCATATCAACAATTTTCTCCTCTCAGACCATTCTTTCATTGGATATTGATGCCGACAGTAGATTCTGCTCCTCAACAAGAAGAATGGATAGACACATTTTTACATGCAGATGCTATATTTACCTATTCTGATTTTGGTAGAGACACTTTGGCCGATCAAAGCAACAATAAAATTAATTATATTGATACTGCATCTCCAGGTGTGGACTTAGAAAGTTTTAAGCCATTATCTAATAGAGAAGAAATTAAAAAAATAATGGGCTTGGAAGATAAATTTATTATTGGTTCTGTTATGAGAAATCAAAAAAGAAAATTGGTGCCAGAACTATTCGTTTCTTTCAATAAGCTATTAAAAGATTTGAAAGACTCTAATGATAAAGTAGGTAAAAATATCTATTTATATTTGCATACAAGTTATCCTGATGCAGGTTGGGATATTCCTCAGCTACTAAAAGAATACGAGGTTGGAAATAGGGTATTGTTCACATATGCTTGTAAGAATTGTGGATTTTTTAAACCAATGCTCTATCAGCATCCTATGGGTTATTGTCCTAAATGTGGCAATAAAAGCTTAAGCATGCCAAATGTTAGCAATGGTTTGTCTACAAAAGATCTTAATATTGTTATGAACACTTTTGATTTATATGTTCAATATGCTATTTGTGAAGGATTCGGTATGCCGCAAGTTGAAGCTGCTGCTGCTGGAGTACCAATAGCTTCTGTGGATTATAGTGCAATGAATGATGTTGTTCATAAACTTAAGGGTTTTCCTATAAAGGTCAATCAATATTTTAAAGAACTAGAAACAAAAGCTATCAGAGTATATCCTGACAATAATGATTTTATTAGAATTGTAAAAGAATATATTAATATGCCAGAAATTCTTAAGCAGCAAAAGAGACACGAAACTAGAAAACTAGTAGAACATTATTATAATTGGGATAATATTGCTAAAAAATGGGAAAAATATTTTGACAATATCAAACTTACTGGTCTTCAAGGAAAATGGGATAATCCTATCTCACCAATAAGTGCTACTCAAGACTTAAATTCTGGACAGAATCCCTATGATCTATTGGTGAATTGGGTTTCTACCAATATGCCTAACCATCAAATTTGTACCTCAAAAAGTCTTTTAAATATGGTTAGAGATTTAGATTATGGTTTTACTACTGCTGGTATGTCAACTCAGGGCTATAGCGTAGAAAATGTTAAAAATTCTCTTGAAACCATGATCAATAATCACAATATGGCTATACAAGCCAAGGATCACCAAGAAATGCTAAATAGAGAAGATTTTATAGATTACGCTAATATGAAAGATCAAACTAAATGAACACATTGTTTGTAGGCCCATACAGACAAAATGATGGGTGGGGAGCAGCCAGTAGAGATTATATTAAAGCAATATCTACGCGAACACCCAGTTTAACTTGTAGACCTATATATTATACCAACAATTCACTATCCAGTATCGACGAGAAAATAGTAGAATATGAAAATTCTATTTATACAGATTATGGTATTGTATTTCAAAAATGCCTACCTCATAGTTTAACTGTAAATAAAAAAATCAAAAAAAATATCGGCATAGTCATGTTGGAGACAAATAATCTCTCTCATTCTGTATCGGTTAATAATATCAATGGAATGGACGAAATTTGTGTTCCTTCTCAGCAAGAAGCCAAGTGTTTAAAAATGTCAGGAGTTAATGTTCCTATTAAAGTAATTTCGCAACCCATAGATATAGATTTCTATAAAAGAAATACCTCCCATAAACTAGATCTAAATTCTAATCTCGACAGAACTTTTAAATTTTATACCATAGGCGAATTTATTGAGCGGAAAAATCTGCTAGATCTTGTATTAGCTTTTCATTTAGCTTTTAACGATACTGATAATGTATCTCTTATACTTAAAACCAATTATCCCGGAAATAACTCTAAACAATCTTACAACGGAATAAAAGAAACAATAGATGGCTTTAAAAATAAGCTTAATCTTAAAAAAAGATACAAAAACGAAATTATAATAACTGACAGATTATCAGATAAAGATATGATAGGATTACATAACTCTTGTGATTGTTTTGTTATGCCTTCTTGCGGAGAATCTTTTTGTAGACCCGCAGCCGAAGCATTAATTTTAGGAAAAACACCAATAGTTACAGATAACACAGGAATGACAGATTTTATTAATAATGATAATGGCTATGTTATAAATAGTAAAAAATGTCCTGTAGTTATTAATCAAAGAACTTTATCTAATGATTTCGATATTTATACCGCCAACGAACATTGGTATAAACCCAATATATATAATATGATAGAATGTATGCAAAAAGTTTACGGTCTATATAAAAAAGACAGAAAGTCTTATGAAGAAAAAAAGCAGATGGGCATTAATTCGATTGATCAATTCAGTTATGAAAATATAGGTAAAAAAATATGCGAATGAATTTATTAACATCAAATGTCCTGCATCAAATATTAGAGCCAGAAATAAATGTAGTTTATAATTCAGAAAATGGTGTTTTTGATAAGATCTTGTTTTCTCTTGACATAAACTTTTTTAATTTCAACAATAACAAAAGTTATCACGAAAACTATAGAAATTTACCGGAAACACATATTGATCTTTATAGTTATGATTTGTATATAGATAATAGTATCATTAATTATAAAAAAAATTCTGATATTACTAGATCTTTACATGTGAATTCTTTAATCTTTGAACACAATAATAAACACAATCAATTAAAAAAAGAAGATGTTAGTATACTCAATAGTCAGCTAAATAGAGTAAAAAAGATTTTTTTTGACGAAGATTATGCAAAATCTTGGAACTTATCTAATAGCCTACTGATAAATTACGGCGTACCTTTAGATATTTTTAAGTCTTTAAATGCTGTTGAAAAAAAAGACATATTAGTATATTATGGATCAAACAAAATATTAGGCGAACAAGTAAGAAATTATTTAAAAGCCGACATTATAGAAGACATTGATAAAAAATCCTTGAACGATCTAAATAAAATATTTAATGAATATAGGCTATTTGTGGATATGACCAATAATTTATGTTTAAGTCTATGTTCTATATGTTCTGGCTGTAATGTATCGATTTTGTCTGATCGTAATAAAAACATTCCTGGGATCTATTTTTATAACAACATAGAAGATATTATTAAATCTGCAAATATCGTTCTAAACCAAAATACTCCCTATGAATCTGTAACAGACTACATAAGCAATTATTGTAATTATGAACTATTTAAAACCAATATTTATACTATTATCAAGGATATTGCCAAAAGAGAGGCTTATATAATATGATCAAAAGCTTAAATTTAACAAAAGAAATAGATAAAGATGTAAAGCCCGGATTAAACAATATAGATTACGAAGGCCTGAACAAGGTTACAAATAATTATGTTCAACATATTGATTGCTTGTGTTTAGATGAATTTTCATTTGAAGAAAGAAACAAAGTTCTTGTTGAATGCATTAAAAAATTATCTATTGGCGGAACACTGAACCTAAAATTTGTTAATATGGATTTATTAGCCAATAAAATAAAGAAATGTGAAATTACGGGACAAAAATATTCTCAAATTCTAAGTAAAACTCAATCATGCTGGTCTGAACTAGAAACACAAGACGTAATTAGTCAAACTAAAATGCTGGTTAAAACTATTCACCATGAAAACATTTACAGTATTATAACATTAGAAAAAAATCAATGAAAATAGCTTGCTGTATATTCTCTTACAATATAACAAAAGGCATGAAATCTTTGGGTCCTATTGGTACGCTTAAAAGAAACAGTAAATCCAAAAGTTTAATTATAACACAAATAGAATATCTTCGTAAAATCTTTAAATCTGTAGATATTTATGTTATATCTGGATTTGGTTTTGAAAAATTAAATAAGGTTTTGTCTCAAAAAAAAACAATAAACAGTATTGTTAATAATAAATACGAAACAAAAAATTATGCTTATGCCCTAAAGCTTCTAATTAACAGTGAGCAATTTATTCGCAATGCTAAAAATTATGATGGTCTATTACTTCTAGACTCAAATGTATTGCTCAGATCATTGCCTAAAAAAGACAAACACAATTCTTGGATTTTGGTCAAAAAACACAGAAAGAACTATAAGCATAAAGATTATTTAGGAATTAATATTAATCAACAAAACAACTTTGTTCAACATTTATTTTACAACATAGGAAATCACTCTTGGTGCAAAAGTTTTTATTTGACAAAAGAAGACCTAAATATTATGATAAAAAACATAGGTTGTTATCATGATAATATGTTTGTTTTTGAAATTATTAATGACCTAATAGATAATTGTGGTCTAAAGATAATGGCTAATAGCATAGAAAATAATTCAAACTTTACTGAAATTACTGGCATAAAAGATAAAAATAAAATAAAATGAAAAAAACCATAGTATTAAACGATGGAATCAATAGTTGTTGCAAATCTATTAATAAATATATAATAGAAAACCTAAAAGAAGAGTGCGATATTATTTTTAGTAAATGTCACGGAAAAATCTTTCATATTCAACAAACACACAAGCCCAAATTAGCACTATGGTCCGCATCAGAATATACCCAAGAATTTCATGACTATATTTCAGAATATCATTCCGATATAACCATACTACTTATAGTAGATATTGTTGTTAATAATAGTCAGGTTGTAGATTTCTTGAATAAGACCAATGTTAAAATTATACAGGATTCTAGATGTGAGTCAGGTTTTCAAAATATTATTGCCAAATACGATAATCTTTATGAGGATTCTGTGTTCGTAAATACCAATGAAAATAGAAATGATAAAATTTTAGCCATATTATCTGGTGAAGATAGTGCTAATGAAAAATTAAAAGCTTTTTTATATCCCAATAATCAAAACAAAAAAATCGTTGCTGTAGGAAATCCCAGGTTCGATTCATTGGTTAATCTTGGTATTTTTAATTCACCAGACCTGGCTTTTATTCTTAATAGATTTCAGTCTGTATTAGATTTATCGGGCAAATATAGGTTAGAATCCCAAGCTTGTAATATCCCATATCTTGATGTTTCAGACATTGGCAAATCTATAGAAAATAATGTTGTATTACCAGAAATAGCAAACCTGCCCGAATTAACATATAAGAACTTTGTATCAAATCATTTATTACAATATATTAGGTCAAAAATATGAATATAGGATTTTATTTATTAGATATTAGTAATGGCGACGAAAAAGATAGAAATATCCTAAGAATGATCAATGAATTGTGTGTTCTAAGACCTTATGACAATATAGTATTATTTAACAATCAATTTAATGCAATAGACCTTGATCATAAATATTATATTTTGCATATTAGTGAGGCTAAGTATTTTAAGGGAATATTATTCAATTTTGATATAAAAAGCGCCATGCTAACTAAAACCTTCCCTTGCCCCAAAAAACAACTTCTTTACATAGACAAGGCAGAATGGTCTGAAAAAACTGATTTACCGTATAGTTTTTGGTATAATATATATATGAACCAGGATTTTGAACTGATATCGAGTACCAATGAACTAAACGAGCTTTGTAAAGTTTGCTGGAAAGATCCTATAGCTCAAATATCAGATTTTAATGTAAAGGATATAGATGATGTTGTACAAAGATTATGCTAAATATTCGGATAGCGATAAAAAGAATATTATAGAGAAACTGTATATTAAACAAGGATTAAGTTTTGCTATAATAGCAGAACAGCTAAATACATATGCAAATAAAATAAGAAGAGATGCACTAAAATACCAAATACCCGTTAGGGATAAAAGCCGTGCTCAGGCGAATGCTATAGAAAAAGGAATTCATAAACATCCCACAAAAGGACAAAAAAGATCTGATGCAACCAAGAATAAAATTGGTAATTCTGTTATGAAATCTTGGGATAAATTAGATGCTGATGAATTAGATAAAAGAAAGAAAAAGTCTCAAGCTTTATGGAATAAATTATCTGAAGACGAAAAACAACATCGCTTGAATTTAGCCAATATGGCTGTTAGAAATAGCAGCAAGGTTGGATCTAAACTTGAACACTTTCTTCTAGAACAGCTTGTTAACGATGGATACAAAGTAGATTTCCACAAAGAACAAATTTTATCGAACACAAAGTTGCAAATTG